AGACGAAAATCAGGATTTCGCGCTTAGTCTTTTCGTGCTTGCCTGAGGGGCTTGGCTGAGGGTCGACGGGTTGAACTGTAAAGGATTCCTTGACAGTTGCGACTTCTTCGATCAACGGCGTAGTGTCCATCAAGTCGCATTGCGTGGGATCCTTAGCCGGTTCGCTACAGAGCCAAAACAATCCAAGCAACAAAACGACCATGATTACCGGCCCTCCTTTTTCGTTCATCCTAGTGGCCTATCCTTCATCCAAGATACCGCCCTTGGTCCCGGCGTCGACAAATCAGACACGCCGACGATGGAGGTGTATTCGTGTCGGCAAAGTTGGTCGATTACTGAGGGCGAAATCTCGGTCCAAGAGTCGTTTGCGTGACTGTTCAATCGCCAGATGTAGTTCCGGCCCTGCTTGTCTTTGCGTTTGCTGTAGCCTGCAAAACAATAAGCATGGCCGCCATCAAATCGGGTAAAACCGATCGACTCTACAACGCCATTTCGACCGTAAAACGAATCGTTCCAGGCAGTACCAGCAAAACCAAGCCCAACGCCAGACGCGAAGTAATTTTTGATTGCGTCATACGATTCGAGCCAAGTGTGCGAGCGGATCTTAAATGGGCTAGCAAGCGTCCGCATTTCGTCAGTGATAAGCGTCTTGGCGTTCGATGGGTAGGGGGTGCGATACGGCAAGTGCTTGTGGGGCAAATAGCCGATGTTTGTGCTAACCCACAATCCGCCGCTTACCGTCGATCCTCGATCCACGCCGAGAAGCCCGTTGCCGTCTTTCCTCTGGGTTTCGATGTAGGTAAATAACTGCGAAAATTGCCTCTCTTCGCTGATTTCTCCGTGAGACAAAGCCCAAAGGCCCTCGCCGCAATTCGTGTTTCCGAAAGCCCCGCAAGAATTCATCCGCGATTGGTCGTCGTGCCGGATAAGCTTCCGGAAGTCGATTTCCTCCGGAGCCTCGTAATCGCCAACGCGAATCCCAAGCTCGGTCGAAGTTGCTCGGATCTCGTCGCGGTTCTCGATTGTGGGGTCGTAGCCGGAGAAAAAATTACTCATCGTCTGCGATTACCTCCAGGCTTTCGAGCATCGGAACGACGACAAAATCAAAGAGCGCATCAGCAAGGATTTTGGTTATCGCAAACGGAGACGCCGCAACAAGCAACGCAAACAAAACCGTCCTAGCTGCGTACCGCCTTGCCCGTTTCATTCCGAATCCTCCAGCCCTCGATTGTCACCCGGGCTTAGAGTGCCATCGGGTAGTATATCGTATTTGATATGATCCATTTTGACGTTGCCCATTGGCTTGGGTCGCTTGAGCCTCGACAACTTGAGGCCCAAGAAATAGCCTGCAAGAAAACAAACCGCCAGAAACGCCGCCACGCCAAAAGGCCCTGCCCATAGGACCAACTGAACGATGTACCAAGTGATTAGTCCGATTTCAGTCATTACCACGCCCTCGAAATTTCTCTGTTGATTTTCGCTATTTCCGCTTCACGCCCCGCAAACGTCACCGGCAATTTTAATTCATCGATTGCCGTGTAGACTTTGTTCATTGCCTCGATTCGCTTAGCTCCCGCATTCTCCTCGATGAACTTGGTCCATTGCTCTTGGTTGGCAATTTCGCCGGTTTCGATCTTCGCTGCCGCATCCAGGAAAGCTTGCTTGTACGCCGCCCTGATTGATGGAATCGTCGACCGGACCACGGCAGTTACCCCGGCAGGCTTAGATGGATCGCCCCCTTCCCTTGGTTGTTGGTTCATCGCGTAGAGGACCAAGCCCCCAATGATGAGCCAAGGAATCCAATTGTCTTTTTGCTTCGCCATCGTCACTCCAATTAGGCCCCCCTGCCAACTCACCGAGCCCCTATTGCTGCGTAGTTTCGGGTTGGCGAGGGGGGTTATTCGTCGTCGCTTTCGTCAAACGGTTCGCCCGCCCCGACCGTTGCCGATGGGCTTTCAACCTTGTTTTGCTGCCACCAAATCCACAATTTCAACGCGATCTGGATAAGTAAAAACAACGTAGCCGGGTCGATGCCTACTGGCATTTCTGGGTGCGACGCAAAGAGAAGCTTTTGCGCGTCCTCATCGCCGTCAACCGCCTGTTTGACAAGCTTGGCGACTTCGGCGTCGGTCTTGCTGGCAATCCAGATTTCCCTAGCCGCTCGGCGTGCTGCAAATCGATCTGCAAGTTTCAATCGGCTCACTTTGCCACCTCATCGGGCTTGGGCAGGGGTCGTACCGAATCGCCTACGATCCAGGCTCCAATAACCCAAACAAGTTGCTGAATCTGATCTTCGGACAGTGGTACGCGATCCTTGAGGACAACCACGGCAATCGTAGCCGCTGCCGCCCAAAATCGTTTGCTCTTGACAAGTTCGCCTAAGTTCATGGTTTTTCTCCTTTCCAACATCTTATCCCCAGTCAAGGGGCTTGACAATCACCGGGGGCCCGAATTTCGCTTTTGCCGCTTCCTAGCCACCGGCTTGGACTTTGGCCGCCCTCGCCCGGGTCGCTCTCTGCCAAGGTTATGCCGAGCGTTTATTGCGTCAAAAACCAAGTAGGCGAACGTCCAGCCTTTTTTCTTGGCGATTGCACGCCATAAAGCCAGATCCTCCTTGGGTTGGCTAATGTTGATTCGTTCCATTATTGAATCACCTCAATTTCCGTTCCAATCGAATCGTAGGGCCCGCCAACGTACCACTTCTCGACCGTGAGCCTGTACACTTGCCCGTCGTCATTGTAGGCGATTTCGTTAAGGGCATCGAGGATTGCTTTTCCAACATTGTCTAGGTCGGGCTTTGTGGTCTTTGGCTCTGTATATTGCCGTCGCTTTTTGCTGTGACTCTTGGGTCGGTCGAACAAACAAACAATCTTGATCGATACCGGCCCCTCTAGCACCTCGCCGCCTGCGTTGACGTAAGCCAACCTGACTGCTTGCTTGTACGCATGGATGGGATGGTCTCGTTCTGTGTAAGCCCTTGCAAAGCCGCCTTTGGTTGAGACCTTAGCCCGTGGTTGCGCTATCGGTTCGCCTGGGATGAAGATTTTCATTCGCCCACCTCCTCAATCCTTTGAACCGTAATCGACCCGTCCTTTTCGACTGAGCAAATCTTGCACAAAACGCCCTCGATTCGCACTTTGCGCCCGACGTAGAAAATCGGGTTAGGTTGCCACTCGCAGGTTAGTTTGATTTCTTGAGGCTCACCGAGGTTAATTCTCGGGGAGGTAAACTTGATTGTGTCTTGGCCTAGCGGCTCAAGTCTTATCGGCCCTTGAGGCTCGAACGTGACACACACAGGTCTTAGTGTTGGCTTGTCGCTCATTCGCCCACCTCCTGAATCAATCGATCCAAGTACCACCGAGCCTTTTTCAAATCATTAACGCCGCCCTTCTTGTCGTACCGCCAAAGGTACTTTATCGCGTTGCCGCGAAGGTAGCCAAGAAAGCCGCCACCTAGAGCCGCTTTCATCGCCTCGATGCACTCGATGCCGCCTTGCTTGTAGTGCGAAGGGTTGATGGGGTCGCTCGAACTATCCGGGATTTCCGGATAGTTGGCCGGCTCGACGGGTCGGCAGTCCTCAGCAAGAGCCCAAAACGGGGCACCTCCAGAGCAACCTTTAACCTGAAAACCGTCGGGGAGTGCTTGCTTGACTTCGCATTGAACCCAAACCTTATCGCCCACTTTCACTTGCTCACTCACCTTGCACCTCGATTCCTTTGCTGTGTTTTTCCATTGCCAAACCGTAAGCCTCCGCTGTTGCCAGCACAACGCTATCCGGAACTCTAAACCAAACAATATCTCTCAAGCCATTCCTGGCCTTAGCGACCCTTCGTTCTTCCTCTATTCGCTCAAGCTTTTCTTGCGTTGCGATCTCAGCCTGATTCCATCGACCCCCGCCGCGCTTTGTCAAGTCCGGATTAAACTCATAACCCTCGGCCTTGATTCTCCCGCTCTTGGTAATGCGTTCGATTGTCAGGACTTCGGCGTATCGATCATGCCGCAGGATTAGCTTATCGCCAACCTTCACTTGGCCGCCCTCCTTGCTGGATGGTTTTTCGTTGTCAATTTCGTGATCCATTGCCTAAGCTCCTTGTTTCTTGCCTGTAGTAACTTCACCCTCATTTGCAACCGGAACACCTTGTCCCGGAGTTTGCGGGTCTTTTCGTCGTCGTCGGTCATCGTCGCACCTGAGCCGCTGCCAGTTCCGCTAGAACTTGGTCCCGCGTCGCGTAGTGTTCCGCTTTCGTGATCTTGCCAAGTTTGCACAATTCGCCCGATTCGAGCACTCTGGAAATGTACGGCCGTAGCGAAACATGACTGTAGTTGCCCGTCGGCTCTTCACGGTTCCGAATCATGTCAACGAGTTGCGTCTTGCGTGCGTTGACTCGATCCTGCAAAACAACCGCTCTGAGGTGCAAGGCGAAATCGCCCAGCTCGTGAAAGGTCGGCCTTGGCAATTCGTCGCGACTCCATCGATGAACAACCGAAATAGCCTCTTGGGTTGTTACGTCCCTGAGCGTGATCGACCAAGCATCAAGCGTTGCTATTAGTTTTGGGCTCGCGCTGCTCAAATACGTGTTCAGGCTTGGAAAGTGGATTAATGCCACCTCCAGGAAAAAACTCCGATTCTCAGACAAGTCCATTCTTTACGTCCTCCAGTAGTTGAGCCGTCTTTTCCGCTGCCGATAGCTTTCTGCCGCCTTGAGGCCCTGCCGTCGATCCACCCTTGCCACCGCCATTATTTAGCATCCCTTGTCCGCCGTCGTCATGGCAAATGTTCTTGGCCCCGATGCGGATTGAAAACTCGATGTCTTTTAGGGCCTTAGCCTCGCCCCTTCGGAGCAGATCCATGATGATCGCGTCAGCTTGGGCCTCTGGCATCCACTGCCCGTCTTTGGCGAATCGAAAGTCCAGCCATCGGACCCAATCTTTTTTGAGCCAATCAGGCAATGTATCTATATTTGAATACTCTTCTCTTCTCTTCTCTTCTCTGGTCCCCTGTTCCGTCCCGGTTTTGTCCCCCGGTTTGTCCCCCTTGCTAGGGGACAGCTTTATACGCTGCATAGCCTTTTTTTTCTGGCCTTTTGCACGTTCTTTCGCGCTTTTTGACAGGTGAACCTCGTACCCGGGAATCGAAACTACGCCATCCTCG